CAGGGCGCATCGTCACAACCTAGAGTGTATAATCTAAGCGGACTCGTTGTTTGTTGTACGGCGCGATGGTCGATCAGCCTTTTTCTTTCGGCCTCGGAAACGCTTTAGCTTGGCAGAAATCGCTAAATTACGCGGCGTTTCCGGTACGATCGGTTTTCCTTCAGGGATTATCACGAGATCGTCGCCAACAACGACTTTCCCGGGCTTTGGGTCTGCTGGAGGTGGGTCCATGCATACCGGGGGCTCAAAGATGCTATGTTCGTCAGCACCCCGGAGCCATCCCTGGAACCTGTCTACATCGAATTCGGGCAACTGTTGAGCTACCAGATCCCTCATCCAATCAGCGTATTGGTTAGGATATTGAACTTCCAGATCTCCTACTATTCCCCAACGGTTACACAGATTCCTAAAAGGGCTTTTCTGTGGAAATAGTAGCAAGACCTTACGAACAAACTCTCCAATAACAGGTGTGTTCTTGTCAGTGAGGTAGAAACTATAAGCCTTATCAGTTAACTTGTCTTCCCTGGTAATATTACTAGGCAAGTGAACTGTAAGATGGAATTTACAAAGCTGTCGTTTAATATCACAACAGCTATTTAAATCCCCAAACCAAACATCGGGCCCATAGTGCCTGGCTAGAAATTGCACCCCAAGTTCCCCCCTGGGTACCATATCCAACTTTAGTTTCTGCCCCATCATCGAAGCGGCCTTTGAAGCAGCCTTGGGGCAAAGATCAGCGGTTAAGCCGTCATCACCCCCGTAAACCCCCAGCTTATCCCAAGCTTCATCGGCGTCATAAAACATTCCAGCTGAATCCCTCATCATCCTAAAGGCAAGGAAATTGATGAAGCAGTTAAGAATGCCATTAAACACCGCTGTCTCATATGATCCAGACCCCCGTCCGTATCCCAAGTGGTACAATAAACCCCACTTAGTAACTACGAACAAGCCGTACTGAGCTTTCATCAGGTCAAGTAACTCAACCCTATGCTCAGCTCGGAACGCCTGCATCATGATGATGCGCTCGAGATGACGAGCTTTTTCATCAACGTTACCATCCATTCGAGAAAAATCCGTATTGGAAGCGTTAAACTGGGCATGCACGCAAGTTTGTGCAACTCTACGCGCAGTATCCAGCGGGTTATCCCCAAACGCATACCAAGAGTGTCTTTTAACAACATCCATAATAGCTATCATATACCGAGCATACCTGTTTTTCGTTCCAGGTTTGTACTGGGTTATGATGCGTGGATCGTTAACAGAACCATAAGCCTCACGCTTAACGAAAGAACTGGCTGACCGACCAATACCCAGTTGGTCGCCCTCCATATAAATCTTTCGTTGGGAAGGCCTGGTGAGAGCTTCATAAGCTACTTCCGGTTCGACAGGAAACAAAGTTCCTTCCCAACCGGCCAACAACCTATCCGAGAACTCTTTCATCACCTTCAACAGAAAAGATGAAATAGTCCCAGATGGGTGTTTTAACTCTTCAACCCTCTTCGTAATGGCTCTCTCATCATTACCATAACAGTCATCAGGAACAAAACCCCCGTCAACCAGTGGTGACATGAAAGAGACCATACCAGGCTTAGTTTGAGGATCATATTCCATACGCTTAGGAATCCACTGAAACCTCCTCACTCCGCTGCTTATGGTATCGCACTCTTGTTTTCCAGTTAACAGATGGAATTCCAGGAGGACCTCAGCACCAACAAAAACGGAGCGATTCGTTTTATCAGCACAATTGTCTTCCATTTTGGATTTCACCGTGGCTAAGGTTAGCTTCTGCGATATGCACGCTTTAGTAGCGCGTATAGCATCGTCAACCCTTGAGGGTGTGTTTGAACAGGTATAGCCCAACGCCTTACCTGTTGAAACATACAACCCCTCTTGAGCATTAACGCGTAACCGCAGATAGCCTTCCTCATAAACCGCCAGCCGTCTTAAAGGAGCACCCGCAACTTTACTAGCTAAATAAGACATTATAAAGCCATTATATTGCGTTAAAGGCGCAACTAGAATCAACTGGTGATCGTCATCGATGTAACGTCTTTCCAAAGCATAATTGGACACGCGAAATGGGAACCCTAGGAAGGTGTCCACAATTTTAAGTGAATCACCAGTCCAGTTCCACACAAAATGCCGGTAACTCCCACCACCAGACACCGTGTAGATGACCTCATCATGCTTGTTGAAGGTATACCTATAATCGCCAGTATCCTTGCAAACCCGTGAGGGTTGAAAGGTATACAGCAAGTAAGGTTTAAACTCTTCAGACAAGCGCTGCGGCATGTCAACATAATAATCAACATCTACCATAGCGATGATACCATTCCCTGTCGCACTTGGTACATAGGGCGCCATAAAGTCCTTGGTCCAATAATAAGACCTTGACACCTGACGCCCCAGTCGCAGGTCAGCAGAAGAGCCCTGGAAGTATAAGGGCTTTTCACCTACGACCGTACCAATCATGTCTATCATATCACTTGCTGTTGATCTAGCAGCAGCACTCTGCCCATGGGTATGTCCATGCACAGGTTCACGCTGCGCTACTTCAACGTCCAAGAAAACACGCTTCAACTCGGTGGTTTTACGCACCGAATTGACCGTACAACGTTCGCTCAATACCCTTGAGAGATCTTCATTATAATCCTCTGGGGTAGAGCACCCTCCACAACACAGTAACTTAGTGATGATATAGAAGGCCA